ATGCTCTATAATAACCTAATGGGGGTAACTCCCCTCCTTTATAAGATGAACAAAAATAAATAGTCTTCTGCTCGAAGTCTCCTTGTGTAATAAGTGCCATTGTGTTTGATTTAATATGATTAAATATAGTTAAAGAAGGGGGAGGCTTGGCACCTCCCCCGTTTAATAATTAAGATTACAGTTGCTGTATGTAAGCGAACTTGTTTGGAGCGAAAATCTCAAATCCACAGTGCGAGATATATCGTACTTGGAAAGCATCCTTTCCAGAGTCTCCTACCTCGAACAAGTTAACAGCAGTAGTCTCCATCTCTCGGCTATCGCCTTGAGGATGCGCTACGTAACGCTTTCGTAGAGCTGGCAATCGCTCGCGGCTCTTAGCGTCAACTTGGTCTTCCATTGGAATTACCATCCCTTCGTTTACGAATCCATATCCAGCAGCACCTAACATCTGTAGGTAGTTGAATACATCGTAAGTCTTCTTGTGGAAGGTGTAGCCTTTAACCTTGAATGAGTCAAAAACCAAGCTTACAGCCTTCTCAGAATCCATGTTAAAGTTTCCATAAGAAACTCCTCCGTTTTGGAATCGGTCTCCAAGCTCATTGTCGATTGAACCAGACAACTCAATACCGCAAGGCAACAAGTTAACTTTAGAACCTCGGTTCTTATCTAGTTCAGTAACAAGATTCTCAGCATCATTCAACGTCCACCCTGTTACAGAGCTGTAGTTTGATACATTTCCACCACCAGAGATGATTGAAGGAATCAAACCTTTTGTGAACGTAATTGAGTTTGCCTCAGAAAGGGTTGCTGAGTTAAAGATGTTTGCGTTGTTTGCAGACTCTCCCATCAACAAAGCCATCTCGTTGTAGTTCAACTGCTCATAGAGAGTATCTTCCTCTCCTTTAAGCTGCCATCCGTACATCATTTGACCAGTCTCTTCGTTCTCATACTCAACCCAGTGAACTAAAGCTCTCTCAGTTCCTGTAATTTCGTGAGTAGACTTGATAACCTGAACGTTATTAGTATACTCAATTAAATTACGCTGACGACCTTCTGGCTGGTTGGTTCCTTCTCCAAAAGCATTAGTAAGGATAACAACCTCGTCATCGGTAAAGGTTGGAATTGCAGCAGCAGAATCTTGAGGAACAACACTAAACGTGTTTGTTGCTGGTGTTACGCTCTCTACAATCGCGTGGATGTAGTTAGACGCATTAACAGTTCCTGACGCTGGCTTGATTAACAAGATGTCATTAACACGAACAGGCATTAAGTCTGGTGTTAGTGCAGCACCTTGATAAGGAGAAGCTGGCGTAATCGTCTGTGGCGTAGGCGCGACAGCGGTTAATGTAACCGCAGCGCCAGCAGCGCCTCCGGGCGATGTAGCTGTAATTTTAGGCATCAACCAATCTTCTTCAAAGTGGCGGAAGTCGATTGAGCCTGTTGATTTTGAGTGTCCGACCTCTTCTAGTAACCCAGAAAGAAGTTCGTTTCCATAGCGTCTCTTCACTGAAGGCTCAACATCTGGTTTGTGTACGTTGAACGTAGAGAAGGCGCTAATAAAGTTGTAGTTAGCAGCGGTTTTTTGAGCTGCTGGGACAAATTGTGCCATTTTATTTTAGTTTTTTTGTTTTAACGATAAAGGTTTTTAGCTGCTTTTTGCAGCATTTTGTGTTCCAGTGACCCAGATTCCTTGGATACTGGTGCTGCCGACCCTTTCTGTCGTGGATTTTTTAAATCGCGAATAAACTTTTCGTAAGCCGCGTTTTCTCCTTTGCTGTGAGCAGCTTTAAGGATGTTCTCCATGTCATGTATAATCAGCATATCCCTTCTGTACTTGGTCATATCAACCTGTCCATCGGCTGTGGTATACCTTTTCATAGGGGTGGTCATCAACTCTGTTATGGCAGACTTGTGTTCTCCGTTAAAAGTGTACTCTAACTTGTTCTCGCCTTCTAGCGCAAACGTTTCGTTAGTGTACCCCTCAAGAGAAGCGCCAACCATTCTGTCCCAATTAGCTTTTGCCTCCGCTGCTTTTTTGGCAGCTTCTTCAGCGTTATGGCTGTTGGTTACTTTTTGTGATGGCAACTCAAGGTCCTTGCCCTTGGCTTGCAGTTCTGCTTTAGCCTTTGTAGCATCTCGCTTAAGGTTGATTTTTGCCAACACATTGTCTTCAGCGTCTCCATATTCATCTGTGCCGTATTCCTTGCTCAGGATTGCATCCATTTCCTGTTCGGTGAGGGAAGTTTCCTCGGTGCTCATTTTTATTTTGAGCAGCCTTTTTGCCTCTTCAGGATTATCAGGGCGCAAGTCGTCCACCTTTAAGGACTGGTACAGCAAGACTTGTTCTATGTCTACGCCTTTTTCTTCAAGTTCTTTCAGCTTCTTCACCCTGTCGCTAAGCTCGACTTCTTTAACTTCGGGGGTTTTATTCGCTGCTTCAACAAGCTCGCCAAAGGACTTATACTTTCCTTCCGTCTTGCTGGATATTTCTTTAGCCCAATCTATTTCTTGGGCTGTGTTTTCTTTTTCTTCTGTTTTTTCTGGCTGTGTGGCGATGCTCTTTAAAGCTAAAGACTCAAGCTCTTGCTCCGTCTTTCCTTTATTCGCCTCATCCTCCTTAACCTTCTCTAAGGAAGAGTTGAACCGCTCTCTGTCCTCTGTAGATATATCCGGGGAGGACTCTGTTTTAGGCGTTTCCGCAGCCGCAGTTGTTTCTGTTGTTTCAGTAGATTTGGTTTCTTCTGTTTTTGTTTCGGTTACAGCTTTATCAACCACGGGCTCAACACCACCTTTGATGGCTTGTTCCATGATAGATTGAGCTGCTGTTTTAGCTTCTGACATAATAAATATAATTGAATTTGGTATTCACAAAATTAGTTTCTAGCTTTGTAATCAAACTTGATTTAATTACTTGTAATTACTTACCAATAAAACATTCAGTGAAATTTAGCGGAGATAAATTAAGAAAAATAAGAGTAAATAAAGGGTTATCTCAAGAGCACTTAGGCTACGATTCAGACACAAGTGGCTCTGAAATATGTAAGCTGGAGAATGGAAAAATATCATCACCAAGACTAGACACAATCAGCCGAATAGCAAAGGCGCTTGGGGTTAAAACAATGGAACTTATTATTAATGACTAAAACTATATTAGGCAGGGTTCTTATTAGTGCTAACGCAGAAAAGAATCACGTCAAGAGGGTTGGGGGGAAGGATGTGTGGATTGACGCTATATTCAATCCTCGCTCAGCAGAAAACGTAACCCAAGACGGGGTTATACACGCTTGCCACGAGGAGCAGGATGTAAAGAATGGGGACCATGTTTACGGTCATCATTTCATGTGTGACGAAGACAACAAGATACGTGTTGGTGTTGAGGACCTGTATAGTTTCCCGTACACCGAGCTTTATTGTGTCGTAGAAGAGGACGGCATAAGGATGCTTGACGGATGGAATTTAATTGAGCCCATAGAGGAGGCTGAAGAAAACTACAAAACAGAATCAGGAATATACACCAAGTCAACTGTAGATATTATTAGGCTAACAGGAGTGGCTGGGTGGTTAAGCCCTAAATCTAGGGGGTATGGGGTTAAAAGCGGTGATACGGTTTATTTCACGCGAATAGCTGATTACGAAATGATAGTTGAAGGAAAAACATACTACCGAGTTAGAGATGTAGATTTACTCGCAAAAAAAGAATAACATGGATAAAGAGCTTTTTAGACCGAACCTAGGGGAAATAAGAAAACTAACCATAGTGAATAACGGTGATGTTTTTAATGGGTTCAACTTTGTTGTTGGTCAAAAATTTAGGGTGAATAAAAAAACCAACGAATCAATAATAATATCAAGAATAGTAAGAGATGACCACGCCTATATTCTTCACAATGAAATGCTTTATGTAGTTTACGCTACTAAAGAGGGTGATGATAGCGGTGTTGAGTTTTGCTGGCAATACTTGTCAGGGGTGCCTGTGAGGGCAGAATGTTTTGTAAACCAACAATAAATACAATGATAAAACCATTAGCAGACAGGGTTGTGGTAAAGCCGCAAGAACAAGAAGAGGTTTCCGCAGGAGGCATAATTATACCTGAAATAGCTCAAGATAAAACCACAAGAGGCAAAATACTTGCTGCCGGAGGGGGCTTAAACGGAACCCCCCTAACAGTAAAAGAGGGGGATAGTATTATATACAGCAAGCATGCTGGCACAGAGATAGAGGTTGATGGAGACCCCGTTCTAATAATGCATGAGCGAGATATATTCGCTATTGTTTAGGGTGTAACCGGAGACACAGAAGTAGAGACACCCTGAAAGGCTCTTGGCTGAGGTTGGGTTTTTGACAGGGATGTGTTTTTAAAATCCTCCTCAGACGCTTGCTGAATGTGAACAGACTTCCACTCGTTTGTGAGTTTTATTTCGTCCATTTTTCTCTGGTGTTCTTTTTCGCTGTGCTCGTCCTTTAAGGTGTACTCCATCTCCATTTGCCTTGCTTCTAACTCAGCTTCAGCTTGTTTTAAGGCTATCTCAGCTTCGGCTTTAGCTTTAGACGCTCTTTCTTGAACTATTGCGTTTTGCTCCGAGTTAGTTGCGGCTTCTTCTTCTCGCTCTTTTTTTGTTCTCTTGTGTGATAAGACTAGGTATTGATATGCGTTTTTTGTATTGCCAACCTGTCTAGTCATAACAGCGTCCTCAAGCCTTATGTCTTTAGCCGTTAAAGCTATTTGTATATCCCTTTCTAAAGCAGACTTTTCCTCTTCGTCTGGAAGCATGTCTATAGCTATTCCCAGCTCAGCTAAAGAAAAGCCTTTTCCTTGCTCAAGAACCTTAACGCTTTCTTCTCCTATTGCTCCAGCAAACCTTTCTAAGCCTCTTTTCTGGTCAGCCATATCCTGAAGATATAACCCAGACATTTTAGCTGTTCTTTGAAATATATTAAGATAAGCGTCAAGGATTGGTCTTGTTGCGTTTCTGGAGGCACTCATAGCCATCTCTTGTGTCCTAACGGGAGCATCCCTGTCTATAGAGCTGGCTGAGCGTAACTCGTTTATACCAGTAACGTCTCTTATTTGTTGTATGTGGTGGTTGTATATAGCCAACAAGCCCTGAAGTTGGTTTCCAATCTGCGAGTGCATTTGCTCAACAGGCTTCCTGTTCATAGGTATGCCCTCTTCGGTTTCCCCGTTGTAGTAAAACACCCCTGTTTGTTGGTATATCTCTTGAAGCTCTAGCGGTTTGTTTGATTTTTTGCCCTTCCCAAGGAACACGTCCTTAAGAGCGGAAACATCTATAGCCAACCCGTCTGGCGCGAGCTTAGCCACAAGTAGCTGTATTTTAAGCCCAATAAGCTGTATTTGGTCTGCATGTGGCTCCATTCTTTCCACAATGCTTTTGTTTTCCATATCCTTGTTCTCTGGGGAAAAGAATATCCAAGACAACATGGTATCTGAAGAGTAGGCTCCCCCAGTAAGCTCTCTTACCAAGTCTTCTTTTTTTCCGTAATCAAGCATGTGCTCTGTGCCAACAACCCAGTATCCTCCATACACGTTGTCGATTTCTTTGGCTATTACCTCCCTATTCTTTTTAATCTCTCCACCTTCTTTCTTGGTGACGTATCTGGCTCCCTTTTTATTTACCCTAACCTCCCAGTTCATTGTGTCTAAGCTATGGAACTCTAGGTCTAAAACCTCTATTGTAAAGTCGTCATAATGGCTTATTCCTGAGCCGCCAACTCCAAAATTGTTATAATACCTGTTGTAGTTGGAGCCGTAGTTCCACTTTCTGTTTCCGTTTCTTCCTGCGGTCATTTTAGCGATATCAAAAAGCTGCTCTTCTGTTAGTTTGCTCCTACTCATCTTCCTTAGCTGACCAAGCTCTATATACATAACCTCTCCGAAATACTTGACATTTCTGAAGTTGTCATCCTCGCTGTATGGCACTATAACGTTTATTGGGTCTGAATAACGAACCCTAAGGTCATCGTTGTGGTCTATGTACACGCGCACACACCCTTTTTTGATGGAGATTAAATCCCTTACCACCTTTCTTTTAATATCTTGGTCCCAATAGTTGTTCTCAAAAACAAACTTTAAAGCCTCCTCCATAGCAACCTCTGTAGCCAGCTTGAAGTTCATTTGCATGTCAAGTTCTATCTCGTCATTACTTTCTGGTATCTTCTCCCCGTCTGGAATCATAGGGCTACCAACCTCCGCCTCAAGCCAGTCGCTAAAATCCTTTAGCTCCATATTGGCTTCAAGCTTCCTTCGGTGTTCGTCTCTTTTTGTTCTTGAGGTAAGGTCAACAGCGTTGCACCTCATCTCATAGTCCAAGTTCATCATCTCCCCAACAAGTAGGTCAACAAACTTTGCTGCTATTGGTATTACCGAAAAATCAAGATTGGCGTAAACCGTATCGCCATTCATTTCGGTTAAATCTTTGTATTTTGTTATTGACTGGGTGCCTTCCGCATACTTTCTGTTCTTGACATACCTAGACCTGTAATCCCTATAAGAGCTTTGCTCTCCTATGTGTCTTGAATAGACAGCTCTAAAGAATTTTAATCCGTATTCGTCTGATATTTTTGTTCTTGGGTCCACCAAATCCAACGGGAACCCATATTCCCCTCGGTCATTTTTTAATGCGCTTGCCATGAGTTAGAGTAAGTTTTTACAAAGTTATCTATTTTTCTGCTATCGTCTAGTTCTTGTTTTTTTACCATATACTTTCGCTCAGCCAAAAGAGCTAATCCAGAAGAAACGGTGCTGTCGTATGGTGTCCAGTTGTCGGTTTCAAAGGCTATCCAGTCGTCAAGTGTTTCTTCAAACGGGTTAAAAGCGTACCTATCTTCTTGCTCTATGTACCCGCAGTTGTCATAAACTTCGGTTTGTATTGCTTCAATTAGAGCTGTTCTAGCCCCCTCTCCTGTCATTGGTATTCCCGGCTCAGATTGTCCTCCTTTTGAAAATGAGGTATGCGTTGGCTCTGGTCTTTTCATTAGGTATTTAGAGTATCCTCTTAGCCTAAAGTAGTTAATAATACCCGGCTTATTAGTCTCAACTAATATTTCGCACCCATAGAAGAAACATGCTTTTATTATATCCTCATAGAAAATCTCTGGCTTTGGAGGTCTAGCTAAATAGTGCGCCACAAAACACTTGGTTTTATGCGGGTGCATGGGGTTGTGTTTTCGCCTAAAATGGGCTGACGCATCTGATTTTCTTCCGTCTGTTGTTTTTTTGTGGTCAAACGGGTCAACTCCAGCACACATATACTGGGTGTTTTTTGGGTATCTTTTCCCGTATCTAATATCATAACCATTCCTCTGTTCTGGGTCATCGTCTTGCGGCATCCAAGCAACCTCAAACCTGCCTTTTTCATCGTGAACAAAAATAACCTCCCTGTCTTCTTCTCTCCACATAAAGTTTCCTCGCGCAACAGTTCCGACTGGTAGAGAGCTGTTGTAGTCTTTTTGCGTGTATATTCTGTCTAGGTCATACGGGCTGTCTCTGTTGTCCATACGGAAAGCCTCTTCTGGGTTGAACGGGTATTTTCTTTTTTCCGAAGATAAAGCCTCACCAATAAGACCTGCTCTTCTTTTCTCAAAATACCGTCTTGCCGCATCTTGGTTGCTATAACCAAACTCATCAATAAACCTTTCTCCGGTCTTTCTGTCCACCCCTCTA